CATCAAGGACCCGTACTGGGCAGATCACAAGTACAAAATCACTCAAATTGGACGCCATATTTTCTATAATAAAGCTAAAAATAGCTGGCTAGAATTGTAATACTGTAGTACTACTTTTTGTTGCAAAAATACAACAAAATTTCGGTTGACTTTAGGCTCAAGAACCGGTATAATACTTACATACAGACACAAAAGGAGCTCAAAATGAACATCACTACAGCTATCGCCCAACTCAACAAAGAACGTGAATTTTTGGGTATAGGCATGTTGGAACTGTTACAAGACATCCAAGAAAACGGTGCCATGGTCTACTGTGAACGCACAATGATTGCTTATCGGGTGTTCATGCGTGAAGGTACCCGACTGTTCGCTTAAGGAGTTGATATGGGTTATCGAGTTTTGAATTCAGTAGACCGTATGCGTGAAAAGTACGGTCCACGTGCAGGCTTAGAAGGTCCATTTAATTTTAATGGACGAGTGTTGTATTATGACAACACTGAAGGCCTGTACTACGATCCTACTACCGACTTTTATGTTGAGCAAGATGAGATGGACCAAATTCAACAACGAATCGTGGACATCCTTGCACAATGAAAATTGAATTTGATGATGTATTACAGTGGTCCGGCGCCGTGTTAATTATTGCAGGGCATTCGTTGAATGCTATTGGCCCAACAATGTATCCTTACAATATTTTGGTCTTTGCACTTGGGACTTTGGCGTTTTTAATGTGGGCTGTTCGTGTGGGAAATAAGCCACAAATGGCAGTTAATATTGTGTCAATAGCCATAGGAATTGTAGGGTTAATATCAGCTTTTGGTTGACTTTAGGCTCAAAACCGCTTATAATACATACATGTTCAGCAAAAAGGAGTTCAAGATGGAAGACTTTAAATCGTGGGAAGAGATGAGCAAGTTGGAACAAGCCCAATGCATCTATTGGGATATGCACAAAGATGCATATGGTGTTCGCCCACGTTGTATTGATACTTCTGCTTGGACCTTGGAAGACTTTGAAGCAGAATTCAAAGTACTTGGCGAAGCGATTGAGCGCGAAGAAACAGCCCGCAAAGCCGCTGAAGCTGAAGCCGTTGCAAAGTTTGAACAGCATGTGACCAACACCATCTGTATGGGTGCTGGCGATCGTGCTACAGCACTTCGTTGGATCATGGATGCTTCTAACGCCAATGGCGACTGGGAATATCTTTGCTACGATTTGGGCCTCCCATATCGCTACTTTTCGGTTGACGCGGTTGCAGTTTAATCGTATAATACACACATCACACACAGGAGAAGCTTATGAGCGTTATGTCTAATTTGGCACTTGACATCGAGAACATGATCATTGATGGCTACTACTTTGAAGAAATTGCACAGAAACTTGAAGTGCCAGTTTCTTGGGTTTCTGAAGTTGCCAAGCAAATGGATCAAGCCGCAGAAGATGCGATGATTGAAGCCGAAGCTCGTTTTTATTAATTAGGAGACTATCATGGGTACACGTTCACGAATTGGTGTTATGCACGGTGATGTTGTCAAGTCTGTTTATTGCCATTGGGATGGCTATTATGACTATAATGGTCGCATCTTGCTTGAGAAGTATAACAGCTCTAAGGCTAACCACCTTGTGGCACTAGGCGACATTAGTTCGCTTCGCAACGAAATTGATATTCCCGAAGGCGTTGAACATTCATTTGACAAAGCCGACGACAACATTACAATCTTTTACAATCGCGACCGTGGCGAAGATACCAGCTGGAAAGTTGCTCATAGCTTTAACGAGTTCTTGGGACAGGTAGAAGACTGTGGTGGCGAATACTACTACATCATGAAAGATGGTGTTTGGTATGCAGGAAAAATGTACGGCTCTAATGCTTTGCAATTGACAGCATTGGACGAACTGTTGGAACTTACCAAGGAAGAAGAATATGCTTGACAAGATTAAGAGTTGGTTGTACAATATGAGCATGTGGTTGTATTTGGATACAATCTTTTGGGCCATGATGGCTTGCGTGGGAATTTACTTCCTTATTAAAAATAACTAATGCCTTATCAAGCTGAATTCCCTGCTTTGTATGCAGTGACAAAGATGTACCCGGAAGCTATCCGTTTGGTAGGCAATAACTTAGAATACTATTCTGTTGATGTAAGGATTGATTATGAGCGGTGGATTCAGTTCCAAAAGGAATATGGCAATTGGGCGAGTAATGCAGAAGCCTTATGCAACAGTGATATCAAGCACTGAAGCAAATCAAAAACGTAGAAAGACTAAAATGAGTTTTAAACAGAAACTTCGTGAATGGTTATATGACGACAGCAACGATGTACCAGTTGCCATTGAACGAGATGAAAATGATTTGCGTGAAGAAAATGCAATACATTTTTCAGTAATCCCTGCGGCAGGTGGTCGTATTGTACAGGTGAGGACATATGACCATCGTACTGATCGCAACTCAAACAAATTGCATATCATTACACCCGACGAGAACTTGGCTGAAAGCCTGGCCCAGATTTTGCAACTTGAACAGTTGAGCCGATAATGGAAGCATACAAGGAAGTCACTGGCGGACAGTTTCCTGCTCATACTTACTTGCTTGATGGCACTAGTCTAGTAGCTTATATCAAAGTAGGTGAGCAGAAGCCTTTTTACTTTAAGAATCCAATCAAAGGATTTGACAAGCGTGGTCGTAAGTTTGAAAAGACTGACTCTAAGTCCTTTAAAGTAAAAGTAAAAAGTGACCTCATTGAGGTAAAAGGCTCAAAAGGTAATAGTTACCAAGTAGACCCAGAAGCACGTACATGTACCTGCCCTGGTTTTGCATTCCGTGGATCTTGTAAGCACGTAGTTGAATTGAAATGAACTTGTCAAAGCACAGTCGCAATCGTATACTGAGAACCTTTGCCTATTGGGAAGTACCTCGCGACTTTGCTGATCCAATGTACAATTACTTGGTTCACGGATACAGTCCTGGCAGTTGCTTTATTGGTGTACTGGCAAACGACTTTAATGCCGCAATTCGTAGCAGTCACCCTGCTAACACAATTCAAGCTTTTAAAGCTTTGGCTGGTTGGATTCAAGAAACGGTACCGGCTGAGGCCCATGGTAGCTATAAAGCTCTAACAGACTGGATTGGTTTAACAGATGAAGAGCGTAGGGCCATCTTGGAACAAGCACGACTTATCTACAGTAAAGAAGATGAGATAATGATGGTCCTAGGTGGAGAGGTGACTCTTGAGCCTGAATTATATTAAAAATATTTGCCATACAGTGGTTGACCTTTCGAACACTTTGTGGTATAATAAGAACATGAACAAGACGTTCATGACCGACAGCAAGCGGCTTTCTTGCTAAACTTAGACACACTCACAGGAGATACTATGTCTGATAAACTTTTTACCGTGGCTGGCTACTCTACTAAAGATGGCAAAACAAAGGCCCGTTTCGCAACCGACATGACTCGCATTAAGACGCTGGTCAAGACTGGTCATACCGACATTCAGTTGTATGATCTTCCCAAGCCTGCTTCTAAGATTGAAGCACTTGAGTTCTTGCATGCCAAGAACATTCATGGCACAGCCGGGATGGCTATTGCCGAGGAATTGGCCAAGCGCACCAAGCGCAAAGTTGCCGACCTCATTAAAACTGGTCCTGCTACCAAAGCCGCCTAAGCGTGACGCCTACTGGGGGCAGGCCAAGGCCCCCAACAAATTTCTTTAAGGATGCACATGTCAGCTCACACTACCTTTGTTATTCATGCACTAGAAACACATCCTAGTCGCCTTGAGAAAGAAGCAATTGTTGAAGCTGAAGCCCTTGCAGGGAACGATGAGTTCTTTGAAGGTGTGCGTCTTGCACTTGACCCAATGATTACTTTTGGTGTCAAGAAAATACCCCGGCACAGTGGCCCAGATGGGCAAGGCTTGTCTTGGACTGCCTTCCGTGCTTTAGCAGACAACCTGGCTCGTCGTGAGCTCACGGGCGATGCCGCTAAAACTGCAATTGAACTTTGCCTTACTTGTGCAAAGCAAAGCGAATGGAACGACTGGTACATGCGTATCCTGGCCAAGGACCTACGCTGTGGCATCAGTGAAGTTACCGTAAACAAGGTAATCAACAAACTCAAGTCAGTTAAAAAGCTCAAACCCGAGTATTTGATTCCTGTATTTGAATGTCAGCTTGCACATGATTCGGCCAACCACGAAAGCAAAGTATGTGGCAAAAAACTAATCGAAGTCAAACTGGATGGGGTCAGGATTCTAACAATCGTGTACCCGGATGGACAGGTAAACCAGTACAGCCGCAATGGCAAGGAACTGGTGAACTTTGGTCACATCAAAAAACAGTTCGAACAAGTAGCGACTGGCTTGCTGGAGCCCTGGGTATTCGACGGCGAGATAATGTCAAGTAGTTTCCAAGACTTGATGAAGCAGGTGCATCGTAAGAGTGCAGTTGCCGCTGATGATGCAGTATTGAATCTGTTTGATTGTATTCCCCTTGTACACTTTAAAGCAGGCAAGTGGAACGCTAAACAAAGCTTCCGCACAGAACACATCACTAACTTTGTTGAGCATCACAAAGACACGCTGACTCATGTTCGTGCCTTGTCGCAAGAACTTGTTGACTTGGATACAGATGCAGGTCAAAAGCGTTTTAAAGAAATTAATGCCAAAGCCATTGAAGGTGG